TCCCGCTCCGCGAGTTCCTTCCGCACGGCCTTCTCAGCCTCCGCGGTGGCGGCCCCTACGTTGGCCGCAGTGTCTTCTGCCATCTTGTGCTCCTTGGCCAGTGGGGCCGGTGTGAGGACGGAAACAACAGGAGGCGCGGTGTCCTCGGAGTGACGCGCCGACAAGTCAGTAGCCACGAAAGGGAGGGCGATTAGTTCAGCAAGGGTGGGTCGGGGCACAGCGGAAGCCCCAGCCTGAGCAGCAAGCCCTGAAACACTCTCAAACGCCGCAAGAATCCGAGCCGGGATAGCAGCAGCACGGGAGCCAATCGCCCGCGCCTTGCCCCGACTGGGCTGTGCATAACCCGCGATCACATCTTCCAGCGAGCCCAAGCGGTCTACCATGCCCCGCATGAGGGCGTCACTGGCGTTCACGATGCGACCTTTGCCGTACTCGGCACGGACCTGGGCCTCCGTTGTTCCTCGGCCTCGAGCGACAGCACGAATGAACATCGTACCGAATCCGGCCATCCGTTCCTTCATGGCGGCTTGAGCTTCTTTGGTCAGCGGGCCATAGACTCCTTCGCCCTTGAACTCTCCATCACTAAGCACCGTCACCTTGACGCCTTCCTTAGTGTCGGCTTCGCTCGTGTCGGCATGCAGCGCAAGAATCCCAATACTGCCCACTTCGGAACTTTGCGTCACTACGATTTCATCCGCCGAGGCAGCAATCCAGTAGGCGGCACTAGCAGCCATGTAACCCACCGAAGCGATGATGGGCTTGATCCCTCGGGCCGCAAAGATCCTAGAAGACAGCTCCTCGATCCCGGCCACCGATCCACCCGGTGAGTCCACGTCGAGCACAATCGCGCTCACCACATCGTCATTCAGGGCCGCATCGAACCAGGAGGCGAACCGTTCCGCGCTCGTGCCCCCACTGGATTCGTTGAGGCTCCCCATGCGGGGGCTAATCACCCCGTAGAGCGGAAGCACGGCGACACCCCGGCCGATGGCTGCTTTAGCCGGCGGGCCGGCTTCACCGCCGAGCCGAGCCAGGATCTCCTCCTCGCTGTACCGCTCGCCGTTCGCTTTGAGCTCGAGGAGTGCGGCAATCGCGGCGAGTTTGGCCGGCAGAATAGCCCACGGGGTTTCCGTGGCAGCCCGGAGGACATGCACAAGGCGGCTACTCATGGGTCCCATTCCCGTGCCCGAGCACCGCGTCGAGTTCTGTGGCCACCGTCTGAGCCCGAGAAGGGGGCGGAGGAGGTTTGGCGGGGGCAGAACTCGGCGGGGAGTTCGGACCTGTATCGGAGGCGTCTTCCTCGCTCAATTGCCGCGGGGTCAACACCCCAACCAACGGCAGCGTGATACCGAGCTCGGCTGCGAGTGCTTCCTCACGTTGCAGATTCTCCCACACTTCGCGCACATCGCGGCCACGATCCGCACAGAGGCTTGTCCGGTCCTGAATCCGGAGGGCCAGTTCCATCGCCGCCGCATCGATTTCGTTCTTGAGATCCACCCACGGATAGCCGCGCCACTCCCAGGAGTGAGCGAAGTAGCGCTCAACGTCTTCGGTGGGGAGCTTGACCGCACCCGTCAGGGAGGCATAGCGGACAAAGTCCTCATAGACCGGCCGGTTCAAGCGATCTTCGAGGAAACCCTGATAGACCCGGTAGTTATCCCGCTCATCCAGCAGACCGATTCGGCCACTCGAATAGCTCGTCTCACTCAGATCGCCGGCGGCAGTCATGTAACTGAAGCCGACGCCTCGAGCCATAACGCGGGTGATCGCCTTCTGGAACGGGGCAAACTCTTGATTCGGGTGAGTCGGGTTCCATTCCTTGAACTCGTAGCCGACCGGGAGTTGACGGGCCGTAACGGGCTCCGACTCCATAACGAGCGGCTTCTTGATGTCGTCGCCCGTGGGGTTCGCAATACCCATCTTCTCCGCGGCATCCGCCGACATTTGGAAAAACCCGCCGCCACCTGCTGCTGCGGCCCGGGCCTGCATCACTTCGGCCTGAGTGTAGCCGTCCAGCATGTGCGAGAGGATCATCACGGGTGTAGCAACGGGAATCCCGCGCCGCTGTCCGGTACGCCACTGCACAAAGATGTGAATGATCTCGTCTGCGGGAACCCGCACCCGTTCACGCCGTTTCCCAAATGGGTCTGAGGGATGGGCGTTCCAAATGTAGTAGGCAACCGGCCGCCCCCACTCGTTGATCTCGACACCCATCCGGATCGCATTCTGTGTTGCGGTCGGATACCGCTGATACCGTTCATCAACGAGATCCGCGTCAATCATTTGGAGGGCATAACCGAACCGATTCCCGAACCCAGGAAGGCGACGGAGGAATACTTCACCGTCAATCCAAAGGGTTGCCAACACAAGACGCTGGAGCTCCCACCAACTCGACTGTCCATCCGCACAACAGGTATCACGATGGCCCCAGCGCTGGAACCCCTCCTCCAGCATGTCGTTGAGTTCAGTTTTGAGATTACCCTGGGTGGATTTGACCTTGGCCTGCAACTGCGGCATCCCCCGCCGGCCGATGACATTGTTCTGGAGCGAGGTCACCAGCCCGTGGAACAACCCATCGTCCCGGTACATCTGGCGGCTGCGACCGCGGAGCGCCCGGAGATCTCCCTTGAGCTCCTGGTCAGCACTCAGGATGCTCGCCATCCAGTCTTCGGTTAGCCGGTTACTCTGTGCCCCACCGAAATAGGCGGACGGGCTCACCGCCTTCGGCTTGCGCTTGAACAGCCGGGGCCAGTTCATGTCCAGAAACTCGAACTTCTGGCGCCCGTAGTCACGAATGCCGTATCCACCCGCCGACCGAAGCTCTGCGGGTTTACTGCCTGGTTGATTTCGTTGCTGAATCGGATGCGGAGGGCGAAGAGCTTCTCAAGCGGGATGCGCACAACCTGCTCTCCGTCAATCGTGTACCCTTCCGGCTCATCACCAGCAATCCGGCTCGCAATCGCCTTATTCACGTTGGCGAGCTGGGTCCGGGCCCACTCCACCATATCCCCAGCCCCGGCCAGCACCAGTGAAGGCAGGAGTTCGAGGTCAGGGAGTGCTACCTGATGAATCCGGCCAGCGTAGGTACCTGAGCCGGTGAGCACAGCAGCGAATTGGCAGCTGTCGGCAGCGAACCCAGCCGTGCGAGAAGCCGGGATAACCACATCCCAGCCAGTCCCGTCAGCGGTAACCTCGCCAGCGATAGATCCGAGGGTGATCTTCTGTGCACCGCGAAGCTCGTAGGTGAGTGCCCAGCCATCAGTCGCCGGATAGGACGCGAACGATCCCCCGGCGGTCCAGAGCCAGGAGTCCCCAGCGCGGGCGCTGGTAGGTTCGATGGTGGGTATCGTCGGGGCCATCAAGCTCCCGGGTAAACCGAAAAAGCCCCGCCAGAGTCCGAAGACTCCAGCAGGGCCGTGTGCGCTCGAGGCGCTGTGCCGCTCAGGTGGCGGCTATGGCCTATTCAGTTGTGACTACAGCACCTAACATAGCAAGTGCGCCGTTTTGGCGCAAGGGTGCCGTTTAGGCGGCGTCCTTCCTCCAGTTCACATCTCCTACCCGGCAAGCCACAACCCCACGGCAGTTTCGGCACCGCTCGGTCGTAATCGGCAACCCAATGGGAGCCTGATGTGTCACGTAAAACCGGACGTTTTCAATCGCCACGTAGAAGCTGATGGGCTGCCCACACCGGCAGAGGAGGACCACCCTGACCGTAGGGATGAGGAGGTTCACCAGCTCCCCACCTTGTAGTTCCCAAACCGCCGGGGACCGCGCATCTCAACCAACTCAACAGGCGTCTCTACCGACTCCTGCTCTGACTCAACCGCCACCGGCTTCTCGGGTTCCGTCTTGGACTTGACCAGCACCGCGGCGGCTTCAGCCCGCTTCCCCAGGCTCGCCAAAACACCACGCCCCAACCCCTGTAGGGCTGCTCGAGCCCCGATCCGCATGTCCAGCTGCTCGTTCCGGGTATCGTGGGTATGCTTCCGCCACTCCTTCACCACACGGCCCCGGACCATGTGAGGAACCCGGCGCTCGCTCACCAGTTGGGCTAGGAGGTCGTCGGTAGCCCACTTCGGGAGATGGACGTATCCCGGTGCAGGGCTTGGTGTTCCGTCCTCTGCCCGATCTGGTGGGCTCACATGGATCTGGCTCCGCAAAAACTCGTTCTTGGCCTCATCGGTCCCGATCGGGTACAACGGTACCCGGCCTTTGGACTGGAAGCTCACCTTCCCCAACAAGGCGATTCCATCGCCCCCGATGCCCTTCGAAGCAAACACCCGCCGACTGGTGCGAGGGTAGGTAAAGCTATAGACCGCACTGGTTTGGTAACCCGAGTCAACCATCACAGCCTCAACCACCATCGGCCGGCCTAGTTCGTATAATCGCGGTTTTGTTAACCACGCATCAAGTTCATTCCAGGGGCTCCGGGGTTGTCCGACTGGGATTCCGGGGTCACCAGGGATCTGGACGGTGTCGATCAGCCAGCTTTCGAGTCCAGCACCCCAGCCCCAGATGGCGGCCTCGAGCCGGTTGTCCTGCACGTCGATAGCGCCCGTCAGGACGCCCACACCGACCGGGATTTGCCCTTCCGGCCACTCCTCCAAACGGCCTGAAAGGGTTCCTGAATCGACTGATTCGTGCGCTTCCTCGTACAATTCCGCGAGGAAAGTGTTCACAAACACTTGCATATCAAGGGGTTTCCCCTTCGATCGGAGGAAGTTATCAACGATCGACGCCCAATTTGTCTTGCCGAACGGGCTGTAGAGGGCGTTGAGGTGAAAGGAGGGGTAGCGACCTTCCGGGTTGGTGGCCTGCCAGTGGCCGGCGGACAGCATCGATGGCTTCTCGTGGTGCTCGATCCGGCCCCCGCAGTGGGCGCACTGGTACCAAGCCGTTTCGGGTTTCCCCCGGTCCCATTTGATGCCCCGGGTATCGTTCGGTCCACCCCACACCAGATCCTGCTCAGATCCGCACCGGGGGCAGGGAACCAGATAGAGCTCGAACGTCCCGCCCTCCAGGTAGGGCCAGATGATCGTGTTCTCTGCCCGGCCAGGGGAGCTGGTGAGCACCAAGGTCCCGACGTCCGTGGCCCCCATCCGGCGCTCAACAATCCCGATAGGGTTGCCCTCATCGCCGGCCGATAGCTCAAAGCGGTCCACCTCGTCGCAGGCCACAAAGGGGGTGCTCCGGCCGGCCAGCTCGGTGGCACTGTTGGCCGAGGCCACGAACAGGAAACCACCCGGGAACCGCTTGTAGCGGAGGGTTGAGTCTTTCGAGCCCCGGGTGAGGTTGACTAGATCCCGGAGCACCGGAGTCGCCCGAACCATCGGCTCGAACCGTTCTTTGACCCACCCCTCGGCGTCGTCGATCTTCGGGCGTACTAGCACCAGGGGGGAGGGGCGCATGTCGATCCGGGCACCGATGGCGTTCTCTAGGATGACGCTTTTCCCGGTCTGACTAGCCCAGCAGAGCACAACGAGATGGTTCCCCGGGTCGCCAATTGCGTCCATCGGTCGGCGCTGGTAGGGTGCCCGGGTACTGTCGTAGGGGCCAGGTTGAGTCGAAGTCTCAGGAAGGATCCGCTTGCGGTCAGCCCACTCCGTTACCGTCAGCCGCTCCGGGGGGGCCAGGAGCCGGCGGATGATCCCGAGCTCGACCCGAGCAGCCCGGCGGGTTGGGGCTTCAATCACGCCGCCTCCACCCGTGGATTCTCCCGCGCCAAGTCCGCTAGGTCATCCTCGATCCCATCCCCGAGACCCTGGCACGCTCTCAACACCGCGTCCCCCACCTTCTCCAGCACCGCCCGCGCCGCTACCGGCGTCCCCGCGCCAACCACTTCCATTGTGTACCTCCCGAGCTGCCCCTTACAGACCGCCGCCACCGCGCCGGCCAGCTCTGTCACCCGGGCCTCATGAACCGCCATCGGCACCAACTCCCCCTTCCGAACCGCCAGTTCCACCTCAGCCCGTTCCGCCTCCGCAGCCAGTTTCCGCGCCTTGAACACCTCCGCATCCGGTCCCTGGATCTTAGCCCGCTCCTCCTCCCGCACCCTTGCCATGCGCCACTCGATACAGTCCGCCACGCTGAACCGGGGCGAGCCGTTCTCAATCCGGCACGGCAAATCCTCTTTCCGCCATTGGAAAATCGTCACCCGAGTCACCCGGAAGAGCTTGCAAACCTCGGTTAGGCTGACCAGCTTCGCTTGCACGGGCACGTTTAAGTTATCTCCTTGTCAGTCAATCACTTAAGTAGTCAAAGACTGCGCGTCGCGGACACC